CTTTCCTGTAGGAATCCACTCATAATTTAGAAACGATCTATCAGGATCGTATCGTGGATCATCCTCATCAATAGTCTCAAATGTATGAGTTTCACTATAGATTGGATACCATAATAGACCACTAGGATCTACCCAGTAGTCTGTCAGTGTGCCACCAATACCATCCTCAATGTCCTTAGTTTGGCACAGCACATTAGTAAATTGTCCTAGATCATATGAAGATCTGAAATAGTCAAACATTCCCATTGATTACTTGCCCTTTTGTTGCTTGATGTACTTCAACCAGAGTATAAAATGCAGATCCTTCATCTACAATATCTTTGGCTCTATTCAGTGCCTCAGTGATAGAATCAAAGACTTCTTGTTTAGGAAGAATTTCATCAACCTTTCGATATGTTAGATGGTATTCAATACCATTTTTTAGAAAATCTTGAGTCATGTCGTTGTCATGCTTGTAAAACTATCTATAAAGCATTTCCACCCTTCCTCTAATTGTTTATCTGCCCAACCCCAAGCACCGTGCTCCATACCATCAATTTGGGCAGCATCAATCTCCTGTTTGATGAGATGACGTAGCAGTTCAATTTGTTCTTCGGTCATCAGTCCTGTCCGTAGTTTTTGTAGATAGGTGTTACTGAAATTACAATATATTGTCCTCGTGCGTCAAGGAAATTAGCTGCTGCTAATGCCATTCTCATTGTATCATGCTTTTGTGTGCAATACTCCTGTGGATCTCTGGCAAAGTTACGTTTGTATGCCACTTGGTAGTGATCTACAGATGATTGATCGAATGATCTGAATTCTTCTCTACTCATACTTTGCCTCCACTTCTTTCACACGCAATAGAAAACCATCATCACCAATATCACCTGAATACAGATAATCAATGTGCCTCATAATCTCTGCCATCTTACGCATCTTCGGCACTTGTTCTTTTAGATACTCAAGCACTTCAGGTTCGTGGTTAGGCTTCCAACCATACTCATCTTCTTTGTCATTATTCAAAATCTCTTCTTCAAGTTCATCAGCAAACTGCGCTACCCTGTAGTAATCGTAAGCGCAATCAGTAAAATGACCACCAGACATTAGAAATCCTCCTCATCAAAAGTAAAGTATTCGTAGATTTGAGACATCACAGCATCTTCAATGTGCTCAATGATAGCACCTTCAGTAGGACTTTCGACATGTTTGTGTGCCCGTGCATAACCACGTCGCACACCTTCTTCGATTGCTAGTTCTAGAATAACTCGGATTTTAGGTTTCATTCTTCACCCCATCCATCAAAGTAATCAGTAAAGAAAGCAAATGCCAAATTAAATGTTTGTTGTTGAAAATCTACACTCATAAGAGAACTGCCGAAGAAAGAAAACAAGATGTTAATACCACCAGCAAAATGAGTGATACCACCAGGAGTTTCAAAATTCACCCAGAGTAGTGATTTGTTTTTGATAATACCAAACTGCCAAGTGCGATTTACTTCACCATTATCCCAAGTTTTCTTGTCGTATTGAAAAAGTTTCATTCTTCCTCCTCTTCACCAAGAAGCATAGCATCAAACTCCTCATCTGTCAATGATAGCATCTGAACAAACTTACCTTGCTCTTCGGCACCAAAGATTTCATCTTCATACATCATGATGTAATGTGCAAAATCTTTGGCACTTGTGCTACTAAACTCTAGCAGTCCGTCAATGATACAAACGTAGTTCATTCAATTACATCCTTGATTTCAGTAACAATTTCCCAATGTCCATCTGCTTTCTCACCGAAACGATTAGTTCCAGTACGAGTTGCTACCCAGAAAGCATACTTACGGTTCTCAGATACTAAGAACAGTTCTCCATCAGTGTCCTGCTCAACAATGCAAACAGGATTGCCTTCCATTACATTAGCAAGACGGTTCTTTGCCTTGCTGGATTTAGGTTTGACTGTAACTTTTCTCATGATTGTAGATGTTTGATCAACTCAGGGAAGTTTGCTTTACCCTTCCATAATACCCCACCAATCACGCATAAGTCAAGGGCTACAAGCATTACTAAAAATAATGTCAGGTATAACTTATCCTTATCAGACTTGTTCATGGATACTTACCAACAATCTCAACAGTATATCTTATCTGCCCACCAAATCCCGTAAATGCTGTATCTATATCAGCAGAAATAGAAGAAACAATTGCTTTACCGTCTGCTACATTTTGCATCACTTTACAGAATTGTTGCTCTACTGGAGTTTGATTAGGAATTTCAAAACCTCTCTTATATCCTGAAAGTGTGGTGTAAGGAGAAGTAGTAGTATTAGAAATCAATGCACCAGGCATGATATAACCACCAGTCAGATTGATACCAGTAGGAGTAACTTGTGCAGTTGGAATTACATAGTCGTCTTCAGATTCTTTAGTTGTTTCCTCTACAGTTTCCTCTTTAGGTTCTGGTTTCTCACCATAAAGTTCTTCAAACTTATCAATCAAGGGATTCATACTTGTCTTCTCCTCTACGATACCATTCTAAGTTTCTTGGTTTGAAATGTAATAATGAAAAACGAATCTCAAACCACTTGTATCGGATTGAGAAACCAAATAAATCATGTGGGCCAATACCTAACAGAATACATGGCAACCATTCGGTAGCAGGAAATTCATCCCATTGCACTACCATATCAATCAGCGCAAACTTAGGATACTTTGAGAGCAGTTGGAAATACCATTCGTGCCCGAAATCGTTGTAGTAAACGTAATCAAAGAGTTTCATTTATCGTATTCCATTATCAAAGAGTTTCTTCAATTCATTATACACCAAAATCAAATCTCTATCAACAGACAAATGACCAACATCTTTTGCTCCTCGTAGAAACTCATAGAGTTCTTTTGCTTGTTGCTCTGTGAATTCAATTTTGTAACTGATTTGTTTTTCAATCATTTTCAATCACCACATTCAAAGTCAAGGTATTCTACCACAGGTTTCCTTAAATAGTTACAAAGGTGTTTCTCTGCTTCTTCAAATGTAGAATAAGAACCATCCACCCATTCGTTTTCAAATATATTATACCACCAAAGAAATCCAAACACTTTTCCTTGTGGATAATATTGGGATGTATCTCCATATAATACTCTTTTGATGCGGTAGTTAGTCATTTTGGGCAATGCAAAAAGTATTTGTAGTCAGCAAGAGCACCATAATGCCATTGTACTACATCACAACCCTTATACTTGCTGACTACAGTATAAGTTCCATGATTAGGTTCAGATTGTTCTACTTTTGTTTCTGGTTCTTTGACATCTAAGGCCACACCCATCATATAAATCAAAGTTAGTGATGACATTCCCAACACTACACCAAGTAGCACGGCACGATAATAATCAATACTTCTCATGATGTTTCGTTGCTATAGTATACTCTAAGATTGTCTCCACCGATATTCATGTGGTAGATCTTGCCGTCATTGGTATAGATACCAATCCATACTGCACGACCTTCCTCCATCGTTTCATAGTGGAACATTCTAATATCTTCCAGAACAATTTCGTCTGGGTTCTTTACAAAGTGGCTCATTTTCCTAGTCGTAATTTACGTTCATCAGATAAGTGTGGATTAAATGGATCATCATAGGGAAAGATGTATTCTTCCATCCAACCCCAGGAAAGTGCCTCCCAGAAGTCTTGTGGAAACTTCTCTACCGTATCATGACACTCCCAAGCATACAGGAAATTGTGGAATCCGTCAAGGAATAGTTCCCACTTTGTTGGTTCTTGAAATCTCATGCTAAACTCTTCAATACTTTACGAATAAACATAATAGAACTATAAAACTCTCGTCCATCCTGTCCTCCAATTACAATCCAATCAAGTTCTTCCAGAGCAAGTTTAATCTTTTCGTATTTGGTGAGTTCTTCAAATAATTTCTTTGCAAGTTCTTGTCTTTCTGCTGCATCCATAACTTTCTGAAAGTCTTCATCAGAAACCTTAGCTACGATTGCTTCTCGTCGTGCTGCTTCTTCAAGCATTTCTTCATGTGTCATCGTCTAATTCTACTCCATCTGTCAAGTCTTTCAATCGTTCAAAGAAATCTTCATCTAAAGGAATAAGTTTCTCTTTACCACTTTCAACATCAGCAGCAAGTTGCATCAGATATTCTAGAAACTCTTTCGGATAAGTATTATCTTCACCCAGAGAAACCCAGAACCATTCTCTACATTCTTCTGCATCATCATCAGTATGAATGAGTGAATAGTCTTTGTAGTTATCTGTCATGAGATCACACCAGATACGAAATGCACCAGCAATAGATTGCCAGCCAGTCATCCAACAATGACCGATCCAGTAATCATACCAATTCAATCCCACGGTTTCCTTTTGCGTTCCTTCGATTCTTGTACTATACCTGGACATGATTCGTAAAACTCTCCATTGATGTAACATGCCTCACCTTTCTTATAGAATTGCATGGGAGCAGGTGAGTTGTCTCGCACACAGATATAGTTACCCTGAAGGCAAAGTTGTAGAATAGTAAATGCTTCTAACATCGTTCAAAACATACAGAATTAAATTTTAGTTTAGGTACACCTCGTAGTTCAATCTTAGTGTGCTGTGCATGAATCCATACGTGCTCCACATAATACTTATCACCCACAATTAATATACCATTTGGATCATCATTACTGCCCCATCTAACCTGTTCTATTGTGCAACCGATAAACTTAACAGTGTCACCTGCTCTGATTTTATCCATTTTTGCCCACCCTAAATTAGGCCAAGTATCTCTATATATTTCATTGAGTTTATAATTCTCATAGAACATCAGAGAATCCCAATATACTTTAGATACCTCCGATATGCCATATATCGTCCTAACTTAGGTTGATCTTTTACACCAAGTTGGTGACAAATCTCACAATACATCAGAAACTCATACCAGGGTGTAGTTGGATCCAATTCGTGATACTTCATTCAAACTCTCCTGTACGATTGTACCTAGTTTGAATCATTGGCACTGTAGGTTGTGCCTCATGAATCTCTACATATACCTCGGTTTTATCATTCCAGTGTCGAATTACACCAGCAACAATAAAAGCATTAGTAATAAGATAGGTGGCAAAGATAAATGTACGAATCACTGCAACTTTATCTGCAATCATATCACGTTTGTGTGCTTTCTCTCCGAGTGCTTTAGCCCACAGTCTCCACATCATACCCATTCTGGTTTCCTCTCTGGTTTACGTAAATAATTGTCTTTGACCCATGGTTTAGATGCAACATACATTTTGTATGCTGTTGGTGTATCTATGCTGGTATCGAGTTTGTATTCGTCAGGCATGGCACGGGCAAAGTTATCTGCCATACTATAGCATGTGATTGCTTTACCTGTTTTTGCATGAAATATTTTCTTTGCCTCAAACAAAGTATTATTGCAGGCATGGATATTGCCATACCGATATTTGTATTCGGAGCAAAGTGCAAGACCGTGACAAATTAACCATGCAGTATTGTAGACATTCTTTGCTGCCCACTG